TTACATCTCTCTCAAGTATTAACCTTGTAGAACCTAAGAACATGAATGTGGCAGAACATAGAGACAACTTCCTTCAGGGTATTGGTCATGCCTCAGTTGTCATAGCTAAATCACCAGAGATTTTTAAGACTGATACTCTAAATAATATTTTCAATGAGAATATGTTTAAGAAACTTCAGGTTATCGAGTACATTGACCCTAAGAAAGCACAACTAGCTAGAGACAGGTTAGGAGATGCACTTATACAACAGTTACAACTTGTCAATACTGCTACATCAGGCTCTGCTCAAGGGTCTTACTTCAAGGTTACAGGTCTTGGAGAAATAAAGTATGACTTAGAGCAAAGGCTAGATACTGGTCAAATAAGAATGGATAAAGAAGTAGGTGATATGGTCAGGATGTACGCTAACAAAAGGTACAATGGTGACATCACAGCTATGATAGCAGACAGAGGACGTAGATTAGAAACTTTAGAAAGAAGTCAAATAGAAGATAAAGGGTTTAAGTTTCAGACAGCTTACGCTGACTACAGAAAAGTGTTGAAGAACTCTAATAAGAAGAAATACTACATAAAAAATCTACGTAGACTAGGTGTACTTACAGGAGACCTAGAGCAAAGCTTGATTAAAGAAGTAGAAACCTCTGCTTCAGAAGGACAAGGTACACTAGCGAACCCTTGGGTTATCGAGTGGTCAGGCAACAAAGAAACAGACCTTAAAATAATGGCATCAATAGGTAGTGGTGAACACTACGTTGATAGCGCAGGTGGGGTAAGAGTTAAAAAGTAATGACTGATGTATCTTTATCAGGTGGTGATCTAGTAGTAGACGTAGAGCGCAAGCAAGTAGTAGAGACTATAGCTGCAGTGGACAAGGGTGATGTGTCACTTGATAATGGTCTTCTAATTGCAAAGGAATTTGCTGGTAAACTAAACGAAAATATAAAAGGTGCGATGGGTGCTATGAGAGCAGCCACGATAGAAGATCGTGTAATTGTAAAAGAACAGCCACAATCTGATAAAGCACCCTTTGATCCAGATAGGCAATTTTCTCAAAGTTTTAGAGAGGGTATTACTCCTCCTGAACTAATTGAACCTATGACAATGGAGCCAGCTACCGATCAACCTATACCAGAGAAACCAGATGTTGAAGTTAAAGAAATACCTGATGCTACTGCTGCTAGTGGGGTGCGGCCTACCGATGGGAAAGTAGAGATCTCACCTACAGATGAAGACTATAAAGACCCTACTGAAGTTATTCCTAAAGAACCTAAACAAGCCTTAGCACAGAGTCAATCTCTACTAAAAGAGACAGGACATTATAGGGATAATGTAGATGGTTTAACAGGAGCAAACACTACAAATGCAGTCAAAACATTTCAGTATGAGAATGGTTTGGAAGTTACTGGTGAACTAGACTTACAAACTAGAACTAAATTAGGTAGTGGTACAGCAACTAAACGTCCAGAAATATCTGATTCAAATAACCCTCTTCTTTCTTTCATAGCTAAAGGAGAAAGCGGTGGTTATGGTGCTGCTAATAATGGAACCACTGATAGATTAAGAGATCAAGGAAAATTATTCTCTGTATTTGACTCTTTTTATTCTGATACTTACTCTAAACCTCTGGAAAAAATGACTGTAAAAGAAGTTATGACCGTACAACTAGCTAAGTCTGGTGCTTCTATGGACGAGTTATTAAAACATGTAAAGGACAATACTAATAAAGATGGTCAATATATAGCTTCAAATAGTGAGCTAGATAACAGAGAATTTTTTGCTGTAGGAGCGTACCAAATAATTCCTTTAACAATGGCAGGTGCGATAAACTCTATGGGTTTAACAGGTGATGAAGTGTTTAACCAAGAGCTTCAAGACAGAATAGCTATAGAATACTTAGCAGGAAGCAAAAGATCAAAGCTACAGGCTTGGTTAAGAGGTGAGCAGAATGTAACTAGGGCTGAAGCCCATGAGGAATTAGCTAAAGAATGGGCCTCTATACCTATAGGTAAACCAGTAACACGTAAAGGTCAAACTATGGTAAGAGGTGAAAGCTACTATAAACCTGAGGAAAACGTAGCAAACGCACATACAGCAGAAGAAGTTGAAACACTATTAGATTCGCTTAGACCAAAAAATGTGGGTTTGGATGTACCTACTACGACTGATCAAGGACAAGAACAATGAAACTAGCACTAGCACTAACACTCGTATTATTCCTAGGTGGCTGTCTGTCACCTCTAGCACTAATGGGAAGCCTTGGTGGTGGAGGTAAGGGTGATGGCACATCAGTAAATGCCAACACACAGATAGGTAAAGAGAACAACCAGTCAGCCATTGACCAGAGTAGAGACATATCAGGTGAGAACGTAAACGTCAATCAGTCAGAGGGTGCGTTCAGCATTGATGGTGACGCAGGTAACGTCAAGGTACTCAACCAAGACATACCTATGTGGATGATACTACTGGCTGTACTAGGCTGGATGCTACCGTCACCTATAGAAATATGGAGAGGCTTTCTTAGAACTATAACATTTGGTAGGTATCGTGGCTAAGATAGACAAATCAAAGATGAAGTGCAACAGCCCTAAACGTCAGGTTTCTGGCGGTAAAAAGTTTGTTGTCAAGGCTTGTCAGGGTGGTAAAGAAAAGATCATTAGGTTTGGTGATGCCAACATGACAATCAAGAAGAGTAACCCTAAACGTAGGAAGTCTTTTCGTGCAAGACACAAGTGTGACACAGCTAAAGATAAGATGACTGCACGATACTGGTCATGTAAGAAGTGGTAGAGTAGATGGAGTTACCTAAAGTAAATATAGCAGTAATTGGTATTGTCTGCAGTTCCTTGGGTGGGATGGTCTGGTATGCTAGTGAGCAAGCTTCTATAATAGCTAACCTTGAAGAAACTGTCGCAGTACTAGATGCTCAAAGTAATACTACTGATAAAGTAAATATGCTAAGAGATATTGAACAGAACAAGGACAACATAAACGAGATAGTTGGCGTCATGGCTGAGATGGAAGCAGACGTATATGATGAGACTGACGAGTTATGGGAAGAGATAGAAGGTATGAGCTTGAGTATAATGCGTATAGTTGAGCTACAACAGAGAGTAGCCCTGCTAGAAAGGACACTTGAGTTCATCAATAGAGACCACAAAGATATTCTTGATCCGAGGCACTAACTATGATTGATCCACTCAGCGCATTAGCGATGGTCAAGGGTGGCATAAGTGCAGGCAGAACCATAGCCTCTATGTCCAAAGAGCTAGGTAGTTTCTTTGATAGTGTAGACAGCGCAAAGAAAAACCACGAGAAAAAGAAGCAAAGCCCATTTAGTAGTACAAACGAAGAAGCTCTGGACACGTTTATGAAACGTCAACAGGCTAAACAGGCTGAAGAAGAATTAAGAGAGTTCATTGTTAACACTATTGGCTACTCTGCCTATCAGGAACTACTCAAACTTCGTAGAGAAGTTGCTCAAGAAAGAAAAGAAGAAGAGAGACAAGCAAGAATAGATGCTGAACGCATGAAAGAGAACGCTGAGATGGCGTTCATTGCTGTAGTAATATTCTTGTTGATATGTGGAGGGGCGCTAGGCTTACTAGTCGCTATGGGTTGGGTCGATTTATAATGGTAGAAGAGTACGACTTAGACAAGAACGGTAAGCTAGATGCCGAAGAGCGTCAGCTTTACCTAGAAGATAGACGTAGAAAAATAGAAGATGATGATGCCAAGCGTGATGCCCAACGCAACATGACTTGGTTTGCTCTCTCAGGTATGGTGTTGTACCCTGCAGGTATCTTTTTCTGTACTGTAATTGGTCAAGAGACTGCAGCAATGTTGATAGCTGACATAGCTAACATCTACGTTGTATCGGTATCAGCACTTGTCGGAGCGTACTTTGGGTTTACTGCGATGGGAAGTAAGAAATAATAAGAGGTTAAGTAATGGCTAAATCAGTACCAACTAATCCTGCTCTTTGGTCTAGGGCTAAAACAGCAGCAAAGAAAAAGTTTAAAGTATATCCTTCAGCTTACGCAAATGCTTGGGCAGCTAAATGGTACAAGTCCAAAGGTGGTAAGTGGAAGGGTGCAGATAACAGAGTGAAGAGGAAAGCATAATGAGAAGATACTTGAAAAGACTTTGGTGTGCATTGAGAAACCGTAAGTGTAACCCAGAATGTACCTGTTGCTAACATGGCTAAGAAGGGTGGCTTAGGTAAATGGTTCGCTGAGGATTGGGTTGATGTTAAGACTGGCAAACCTTGTGGACGTAAAAAGGCTAAGGGAAGCAAGCGTCCGTATCCAGCCTGTCGCCCGAAGTCGGTGGCAGGAAGAATCTCCAAGAAGGAAGCTGCCAAAAAGAAAGGACCGAAGAGAGTATCTTGGTCCACAACAGCGTCAGGAAAGAAGAGAAAGAAATGAGGGAGCCTAAGTAGCTCCCCTTTTTTATACCTTGCTACCCCATCCATGACAATGAGAATCTAGAATCATCCAGCCCTGTGCTTCTATCTGGTTCTTGCCATCAACTAAAGAAACTAAACACTCCTTCTCTGAGTTAAAAACTCTAGGTGTACCAAAGCTTCTACAGTCTGTAACTGAAACATTACAGGCTAGAATTATAGCAGTAAACATTTAGTTTCCTTCCATCTCCTGTATCAACCTGTCCAAGTACCACTTAGCTTTCTTCAGGTCTTCTACAGGTTTACCTTTGTATCTGTACCTATGTAGATACTTCTTACAGTTACCCTCTAGATAACCCATGAACATCATAGTATCCATGTTGTCTTTCATATAGTCTATACACTCTATCTCGCCATCACCATAGTGTGGTGGCTTATTTACTACAGTGTCTAGGTCTACATCTCCTATATCGTCAAACAATTCTTCTATCGTAAACTCTTCTTCTTCTTCGTGCATCCTAAGCTCCTATATCTACTACTTCACATACGTCACCACTGCAAGCAAACGTCTGACTTGAGTTAGTACTATCTTCTTTTTCGTAATCTGTCAAGGCTGACCAGTCTATTTTCTCTGGCATTAG